CACCTCTGAATACAAAAAATATTGATTTTCAAAGATTTTTTGGAAAAAGGCTATAAAACATTCAAATTTCAATAAAAAACGTCTTAAAAAGGTTAAAAAGTGGCTCAAAATTAAAAAGGGGACAAATTGAGGTGTAATATGGCTAAAAGAAAATTAAAAATTGAATATATATCTATTGGTGAATTAAAACCTTATGAAAAAAACGCAAAGATACATACACAAGAACAGATAGAGCAAATTAAGAATTCAATTAATCAATTCGGTATGAACGACCCAATAGCCGTTTGGAAAAATAATACAATAATTGAGGGTCACGGTCGATTAATCGCTTGTCAAGAGTTAGGATTTAAGGAAGTACCTATTATACGACTTGATAAGTTATCAAATCAACAACGTAAAGCCTACACACTAATCCATAACAAACTAACAATGAATACAGATTTTGATATTGATATTTTGAATGAGGAATTAGAAACAATCAAAATAGATATGACCGAATTTGGTTTTGAATTAGAAGATATAGATATAAATTTTAATGTTGAAGATGACGAAGAATTTGACGACGGTTATTATGGGGACGAAAGAGAACGTACTAATAGAGCCTATAACCTTGATTTAATTGAAAATCTTACAAATGATTTTTGGCAAATGCCTATAATTGAAAATGATAATTTTATACCTAAAGATTTAATAGGCTTCAATTATGCCAAGTCAAGTGAAAATAAAAATTGTGGTATTCATTTTTACGTTGATGATTACCAATTTGAAAGGGTTTGGAATTACCCTGAAAAGTATATTGAAGTATTAAGAGAATATGAATGTATATTAAGCCCAGATTTTAGTTTATATCTTGATATGCCTATGCCTATGAAGATATGGAACATTTACAGGTCAAGATTAGTGGGACAGTATTATCAAAGTAGAGGTATAAAAGTAATACCTACTATATCGTGGGCGGAAAAAGATACGTTTAGTTTTTGCTTTAAGGGAATACCTAAAGGCTCAATAGTAAGTATTTCAACAATAGGTGTTAAACAAGACCAAAACGCATTACAAATATGGCGTGACGGGGTAGATGAAATGATTAAACAAATAGAGCCGAAAGCAATTTTAGTTTACGGGGGTAAATTAGATTATGATTTCAAAGATATAAAAGTTATATATTTTGAAAATAAAGTGACAGAAAATTGGAAAGGGGGCGAAGAACAATGATAAAGTATTATTGTGGTGGACGTGGTAGTAGTTCATCAGGCGGTGGACGTTTTGGTAGAGGTGGCGGATTAAATCCTGCAAACATTGTATCAACATCTTCTCTTATTTCGGGTAGAAATGAGGGTTATAGGGACGAAGTAGACCAAGTTTTAACAGTAGCAAGAAATATACAAAACGAATACGGTGTTAATTTAGATTATGATATTGCTACATTAAAAGGTAAAGACGCACAAGAAACATTAGGTTATTATGACGGTCAAAATCTTGCTATAAATAAAAATTATCTTAATGTTGATAAAATGAATAAAACTTATGACGCAAGCGTTGAAAGTGGTTATCACCCTAGCAGAGGTAATAAGTCAGGTTTAGAAGCCGTGACATCTCACGAAATGGGTCATAAATTGACAGACGAAATCGGTAAAAAAATGGGTTTAGGAAGTTGGCAATTAGAAAAAGCGTCAGATAGTATATTAAAGCAAGCAACTACAAAAGCAGGTTATAAGAAAAATGAAACTTATAAATTAGCAAGTAAAATAAGTGGCTATGCAAAATCAAGTAAAGCCGAAGCACTAGCCGAAGCGTTCGCAGATGTTTATTGTAATGGAAGTAAAGCAAGTAAAGAAAGTAAAGCAGTAGTTGATGTTATGAATTCATATTTTAAAAAATAGAAAGGGTGAAGAAAAATGACAAAGAAAATTAATTATAGTGAGCCAAAGGATTATATACCAAAGGATTTAAGAAAGAAATACGGTTTAGGTGAGTTTGCACAACAAGAAGAGCCAAAGAAAGATGAAAAAAAGAGCCAAAGAAAACGAAGAATTAAGAAAAGTATTCAAAGGTAGATAAGACTATAAAAGCCAAAGGGAAATGAAATGAAAGAAATGTCAAATTGGTTAAATAAAAAAAGTTTTAATGAAAAAGACGAATATTATACGCCTGAAATATTAGTAAAAGCTATTTTAAAATATCTAAAGCCAAATAGCACAATATGGTGTCCGTTTGATACGGCAGAAAGTGAGTTTGTTATTTTATTAAAAGAAGCAGGACACAATGTTATTTATAGCCATATATGGTTCGGTCAAGATTTTTTTGAATATGAGCCAAAACAACAATATGATTATATAATATCAAATCCGCCTTTTACAAAAAAACTAGATGTATTTTAAAGGCTTTACAAAATAGGCAAGCCATTTGCAATGATATGTGGTTTACCTATACTTAATTATCAAGAAGTTGGTAACTTCTTTTTAGATAAGGAATTACAATTATTGATTGTAGATAAAAAAGTAAGTTTTGACGGTAATACCGCAAGTTTTAATAACAGTTATTTTTGCTATAAAATATTACCAAAAGACTTAATGTTTACACATTTAGAAAACAATAATAGCAAAAGCAATTACAAGCCAAGCAGAATGAAATTAAATAAAATGAGGTGAAATATGGCTAAATTAAGTTTACAAGAGCAAGCAACAGAGATATTAAAGATTGCCGAAGAAAGCGGTGTATCAAATAATTTCTTTTTCGTGACAACATTTAAAAGATACCAAGTTCAATTAAAGATGTTAAATGAATTAGAAAAGAATATGAATGAGGACGGAATGTTAGTCACTAAAGAATATGTAAAGGGCAGAAAAAATGTTTATTCAAGCCCTGCGGTAAAAGATTACAATTCAACAACAGATAGTGCAAATCGAACAGTTGCAACATTAATGAAAATTATTAAAGGTTTTGATAATACAGGCTCACAAGAGAATGATGACCCTTTAATGATGATGATTAATGGTGGCGATAATGAATGATAAAAGCATACGAATATTGTTAAAATGTATAGATAAAAAAACAACGCCTAAATATGTAAAATTGCAAATGCAAGAATTTATGAATGTGTATGAGGGCAAAAGTGATAAATATATCATAAGTAAAGATAAAGTAAAGCAATTAGAAAACATCTTAAAAATTCTTATTATGCCTAAAGGATTAAAAGCAGGTCAAAGTTTGTATAATTGCACCACAGGTTATCAATGGTTATTTTATACGGCTATTTTATGCACAGTTTATAAAGATAATCCACAGAAGCGAAGATATGAAACAGGCGTATTAGAAATATGCAGAAAGAATTTTAAGACTTACACGATTGCTACACTTTTTATAATTTTATTTTTAAGTGAGCCAAAATTTAGTAAGTTTTATAGCGTTGCACCTGACGGCTCTTTAAGTAAAGAGATAAAAGAAGCAATAGCAGAAACTATAAAATCAAGCCCGTTGGTATATGAATATAGGGAAGTAAAAAGATTTAGGATTACAAGAGATTATATTCGATTTAATCCAAAAGAAAGTATATATAGCCCGTTAGCATTTTCAACAAGCCGTATGGACGGTAAATTACCTAATGTATTCTGTGCGGACGAAGTAGGGGCGTTGAATACCAATTACCCTATTGAGGCTATGCAATCGGGACAATTAAATATTTTAAATAAATTAGGTTTTATTATAAGCACAAAATACCCGACAATAGATAATCCGTTTGAGGAAGAAGTAAGTTATAGTAAAAAGGTATTAGACAAAATTATAGAAAATGATACAAGATTTTCATTACTATATGAGCCTGACAATCCGAAAAATTGGGAAAGTGACGATTTAGTTTTACAACAATCAAACCCTGTTGCACTTGAAATACCTGAAATATGGGAAGATTTATTAAAAAAAAGAGCCTATGCAATAGCAGTTGAAAGCAAAAGAGAAAATTTTGTCACAAAGCATTGTAATATAATTTATCAAGGAACAGGAACAGAAAGTTATGTTGATGTTGCAGACGTTCAAAAGTGTAAGGTCGCAAATATTGATTGGAACGGTCGTGTTGTTTATTTAGGTTTAGACTTATCAGAAAGTAATGATAATACAAGTGTATCAATGGTAAGTGCAGATGATGATAATAATATTTTAGCCGACAGTGTAGCATTTATACCTGACGGAAGAATAAACGAAAAGAACGCATTTGAAAAAATAGACTATCGAGAATTCATAAGAACAATGAAATGTATTGCTTGCGGTGATAGAGTAATTGATTATGCAGTAGTAGAAGATTTTATTTTAAATATCGAAGCAAAATATGGCGTTCAAGTTCAAGCAATAGGTTATGACCGTTATAATGCGTTGTCAACGGCTCAAAAGTTAGAAAGAGCAGGTTATAATATGGTAGAAGTAAGGCAACATTCAAGCGTATTACACCCGCCGACAAAACTGTTAAAAGAATATATTTTAAATGGCAAATTTGCATATACTGAAAATAAATTATTAGAGATTAATTTTCAAAATGCACGTTGCACTTATGACACGAATAAAAATTTATATGTGACTAAAAAGAAATCCAAAGGTAAAGTTGATATGGTAGTAAGTTTAATAAATGCAGTGTATTTATTGCAACAAGATGTATTATTAAATCAAATGGATTTTGTAGTTCAAACATTTTAGACAAGTTTATGCTTGTCTATTATTATGAAAAAAAATCCGAAAAATTTAATATTATACAGTTGTATAATAAAAATGTAGTATAAGGGGGTGCGTGAATTTGGGATTTTTCAATAGAATATTTAAACGACGTGATACAAATGCAGATGTCACACCACCTATTGATGATGTCTTATTACAAGCCTTAATTAATGGTGAAACAATAACAAGAGAAAAGGCTATGACCTTACCCGCCGTTGCGGGGGCAGTTGATTTTATATCAAATATGATTGCTTGTATGCCTGTTAAGTTATACAAATATAAACAGGGCAAAGTCGAAGAAGTAGAAGATGACCCTAGAGTTAAAATGTTAAATAATGATACAGGCGACACACTTGACCCTTACCAATTTAAAAAGGCTATGGTCGAAGATTATTTAATGGGTAAAGGCGGTTATGCTTATATTGGTAAAAATAGAAATGAAGTCACAGGATTATATTATGTTGAAAATATCTATATTTCATTTTTAAAAAATTATAAGCCTATATATAAAGACTATACAATATTAGTTGAGGGCGAACAGTATTACCCTTTTGAATTTATTAAGTTGTTGAGGAAAACACAAGACGGTGCAGAGAGTACAGGTTTATGTGTTGAGTTATCAAAGGCGTTAGAAACGGCGTATCAGACTTTATTATATCAATTAGGTTTAGTTAAGTCGGGTGGTAATAAAAAAGGGTTTTTAAAATCACGACGTAGGTTAGCCCAAGTTGAGATGGACGAATTAAAAAAAGCGTGGAAAAATCTTTATGCAAACAATGAAACAAATACTATTGTTTTAAACGACGGATTAGATTTTCAAGAAGCGTCAAATAGTAGTGTTGAAATGCAGTTGAACGAAAGCAAGAAAACATTACAGGAAGAAATAAATAATATATTTCATATTCAAGCGGATTTTTATGAAACATTTAAACAAGCAATATACCCTATTGTAAAAGCATTTGAAACGGCTTTAAATCGTGATTTATTACTTGAAAAGGAAAAGAAAAATTATTTCTTTACATTTGATGTAAAGGAAATCATAAAAGCAAATATTACAGAACGTTATCAGGCTTATAAATTAGCAAAAGAAGTTGGATTGATGACTATAAATGAAATGCGTAAAGAAGAAAATATGAATTTCATTAAGGGATTAGATGTTATTAATGTAGGATTAGGTGCAGTATTATATGATACTAACACACATCAATATTATGTGCCTAATAAAAATGAAACATCAGGCGACCAAGAAGCAATCCAAAAAGTTTTAGTTGATAAAGAATTAGATACAGAATTCGAGCAATCAGGAAATCAAAGTTTATAAGAGGGGGGTGAATGTATGAATATTTTAATTAGAGCGGACCACGTTGAAATTTCGGGTTATGTAAACGCCGTTGAAAGACCTAGTAAAATATTACACGATAGGTCAGGCGATTTTATTGAAACTATGAAAGAGGGTGCATTTAAAAAGGCACTTTCAAGAAATGACAACGTAAGAGTTTTATTAAACCACGATAAAAAACGTGATTTAGGCGGAACAAAAGACGGAAACCTAGAATTAGAAGAAGATAATATAGGTTTAAGAGCAAGAGCCAAGATTTATGATAAAGATGTTATAGATAAGGCTAGAAAAGGCGATTTAGTAGGTTGGTCGTTTGGTTTTACAGATAGAGATGTTGATAAAACTTATGATGAAAAAGGTTTATTGCATAGAGCAGTAAAGGATTTAGATTTAGAAGAAGTATCAATATTAGATAGAACACGAACACCTGCATATAAAGGCACATTGATTATGGCACGTGATGATAAACAAGTCTTGTTAGGTGATGAAAGAGTGTTTGAAAGTGTAGAAGTTATTGATACAACACCGCAAGAGCCAAAACAAGAAAGACAGGAAGAACAACAAGAGCCTAAACAACAAGAAATTGTTGAAAAAAATATAGATTATTCTAAAGCAGAAGAAATTTTAAAAGAGATTAGAGAATTGAAAGGGGAAAATTAATTATGAATGAGAAAGAATTAATCGAAAAGCAAAATGACCTTATGACAAGAGCAGATGAATTGTTTAATAAGGCAAAAGAGGAAAAAAGAGAATTAACACCTGATGAAATGGAAGAATTAGCAGAAATCAGAGATGATATTAGAAGAATTATAGAAGCGTTAGGTTTAGATAGAGAATTTAAGGAATTAAAGCAAAATGCTTGTGGCACTAAAAAGAGAAGTGCAGAAGATGAAGCACAGGAAGAAGCAGATGAAAAAGCATTTGAAAATTATGTTCGTGGATTTATCGTTCACGAAAGAGCAGGCGAATTAACAAAGGCAAATAATGGTGCAGTAATCCCTACAACTATTGTAAATAGAATTATCAAGAAAGTATATGATATTTCACCTATTCTTGAAAAGTCATCTAAATACAATATTAAGGGTAATTTAGATTTACCTTACTACCCCGCTTATGATGAAACATCAGAAACTACACCAAACATTACTGTTGCATATCAAACTGAATTTGTGGCTATGTCAAGTTCAACAGGTAATTTTAGTTCAATCAATTTAACAGGATTTTTAGCAGGTGCATTAACTAAAATATCACGTTCATTAATCAATAATGCACAATTTGATATTGTCGGATTTATCGTTGATGAAATGGCTTATCAAATTTCAAGATTTATTGAGGGTGAATTATTAAATGGCACAGAAAATAAGGTTGAGGGTCTATCAGGCTTAACAAATACAATGGTAAGTGCAAAAACAACAGGATTTATAGGTGACGATTTAATTGACGTTCAAGCATTAGTAAAAGATATTTACCAAAAGGACGCAATTTGGATTATGTCAGTTGCAACTAGAACATCATTAAGAAAGTTAAAAGACGATATGGGACGTTATCTATTACAAGATGATATTTCATTACCATTCGGTAAATCTTTATTAGGTAAGCCTGTTTATGTATCAGACAATATGCCTGCGGGTAAAATTTTCTATGGTGATATGTCAGGTCTTGCAACAAAGATGTCAGAAGATATTAATATCGAAGTTTTAAGAGAAAAGTATGCAGACGAACACGCATACGGCGTAATTGGTTGGTTTGAATTTGATAGTAAAGTTCAAAACGAACAAAAGATTGCTTCATTAACACTTAAAACTGAATAATATATTATTTGTTGTTTAGGCAAAATTCACCGAAAGGGGAATAATGATGAATAATATTACTAAAATTAGTGAAATAACTTATCAAGATGTAGCAGAATACATCAGATTAAGCGAAGTCACACAAGACGACCAAAACACTTTAACTAATTTAATAAATATTTCTAAAGACTATATATCAAAATATACAGGCGTTAGTGTTGAAAACCTAGATAATTATAATGATATGGTTATCGTGGTTTTCATACTATGTCAAGATATGTGGGACAATAGAACAATGTATGTTGATAACACTAACCTAAATAAAGTTGTTGAAACAATATTAGGTATGCACTGTATAAATCTATTATGATAAATGCAGGTAAATACAAATATAAAATCTCAATCTATCAATTAGTAGAAACTAAAGATAGTCAGGGATTTCCTAGCGTTCAAGAAAACTTAATATTAGAGCCATACGCAAATGTTTTTACTACAAGAGGGTTTACATTAATTAAAAATGATAGTAATTTTGAAAAAGCCTATACTAATTTTACTATTAGATACTCACAAACATTAGAAAATGCTTATTATAACGCTTTAAATTCTAATCGTGATATGATTATCGTTTTTAGAAATAAACGCTATAAAATCGAGTATTTTAATAATATAAATGAGGATTGCGTAGAATTAGAATTACAAGCAAAGGAAATTTTAAAATAATGGCTAAATTTAAAATGCAATTACCAACCGAATTGATAGAAGAATTTATGTCATTAAGAAGCCAAGCACCCGAAATGTTTGAAGAAATGACAAGAGCGGGGGCGGAAGTAGTAAAACAAAATGTAATGTCTAATATTCAAACGGCTTTTAAAGACGCTAGTAAACTAACACCATATTTAAAAATAACCAAAACATATAGGACAAGAAAAGATGACGGGGTAAACACTAAAATAGGCTTTTACGGTTATTATAAAGAGGGCGAAAAACAATTTTTTGTGACTACTTATGATACAGAGGGCTACCAATATAAAACAGGTAAAAAACACCGACAAACTAGACAAGCAGGGCGACACGGTGATATTTACCAATATAACGGAATACCTGTGCCTTTAATTATAAGGGCAAGAGAATTCGGGTCATCATCAGGTGAAGCAAAGAAGCCGTTTTTTAGAAAATCATTTAATAAAAGTCAAATTGAAAATGCTATGTTGCAAGTTCAAAAAAAATATATTAAGGAAGATTAATTATGAATGAATTAATAGAACAGATTTTTAATAATTTTCAAGTAAACGGTGTAGCAATCCCTGTTAGTTTTTTAAGGTATGGTGGAAAATCAACAACTTACATTACTTATATGGAATGGGACAAGTCTAATTCATATAGTGGTGATGATGAAATATTAGGTTATGTATCATATTATGATTTTGATATATTTTCAAAGGGAAATTATTTAGCAATAGTTGAAGCGGTCAAAGAAATAATGAAAAATAACGGCTTTACGTGGCAACCTGCCCGTGATAGTCAAGATATGTTTGAAGATGATACAGGTTATTATCATAAAACATTATGTTTTGCAATAGAAAGGGGAAATGAATAAATGGCAAAGATAGGTTTAAATAACTTTAGATATGCAATCTTAACAGAAGCACAAGACGGAACACCTAGTTATGCGGGTGCTTTAACACCTGCAAAGGCTATTTCTTGTAATGTTGAAGTAAACAATAATGACGCTAAATTGTATGCTGATGATTATTTAGCAGAAAGCGACACAACATTTAATAATGGTACTGTGACAATCGGTATTGATAAATACGACCAAACAACAATGGCGAATTTATTAGGTCATACTGTAAATGCAGACGGCGAATTAGTTAGAAAGACAACAGATGTAGCACCATACGTTGGTTTAGGACGTATAATTACAGAAATGGTAAATAATGTTTTACAATATAGAGTTGAAATATTATTTAAGTGTAAATTTAGTGAGCCAAGCCAAGAAGATAATACTAAAGGTGAAAGCGTTGAATTCAATACATTTGAATGTCAAGGAACAGTAAATGCTCTTGCAAACGGTGATTGGTCTAAAACAAAGACTTTCTCAACAAAGGCAGACGCAATCACATATTTAGAGGGTGTTTTCGGTCAATCAACATCTTATACTATTACATATAATGCAAACGGTGGAAGTGGAACAGTTGATAGTCAAACAGTTGTTGCAGGAAATAGTGTTGTATTAGATAACGGTACAGGTTTAACTTATGCAGGTCATACTTTTAAAGGTTGGGGAACAAATCCAAGTTCAACAACAGTTTTAACAAGTCCTATTACACCAAATAGTGATATGACTTTATATGCAGTATGGGACGCAAACGAATAATAAACACACAATAAGGGGTGGGGTTTAATCCCTTACCCCTAATTTTATAAAAGAAAGGAATAAAATATTATGGGAAAAATTACAGAGAAATTAAGAAAATTAGGTTTAATAGTAAATGGCGTTGAGCCAACAGGCGAAACAATTAGTGAAACAATCGACAGTATAGCAGATGATTACACAGGCGGAAGTGGTGGTACAACAGTTGTTGCTAATCCTACACTTGTAGGAACAGAAGCCGATTTAACAGGTTTACAAGTAGGCGATACTAAATATGCAGTACCACAAGGTGGGGGCTCTACTGATTTAAAATCAGACGGAGAGATATTTTATGCAATTAAAGGTAAAACATTTAATTATAGCAAATTTTTACAATTATTAACTAGTAAAGGTGTTAATATTAATGAAGATATTAGTAATTCTGAAAAATTTATTCGTTTAGCTTTTGCTTCAGATAATTATATTAAAATAACACCATACAATAGTGATACTCCAATAGAATATAGAATTACTTTTAAAATTGGCACTGACAGTTTTGAAACATATGATACAAATAATAGTTCAACATTAGCGAATATGGTTTGGTATGAGCCGTTAGGACCATTTAGTATATTTTATTCGGATTATGAAAATTCAACTGTATCTAAACCAATTATTTCTATTCTTAGCGGTGTAACGACTACAAGTTTTATAACTGATATAACTATTGATGAAGTATTAGCATTATTTGATGAAGCAAATTAATTATTATGTAAGAACTACATTAGATAGAAAATTAGATAATAGTTATAATCAAATAGATTATATATTATTAGTAGATAAAGAATATAAGCCTTTAAAATCGTTTATAGAACAATTAAAAATAATTAGTAATACCGATAGTGTATTATTAGAAGATGATTTAATACTATGTAAAGATTTTAAAAAGGAAATTGAAGAAGTAATTAATAAATACCCTAATGATATTATTAATTTCTTCTCATTTCCTAATGACTACTTTAAAACTAAAAGAAGTTATATATTTTCTTCTAATCAATGTACTTATTACCCTAAAGGTTTGTCCTTAATAGTAGCAAACGAAATTGAAAAAATTTCAAAAACTACTGAATGTATACAATATGATGTTTTAGAATGTAAAGCATTAAGAAATTTAGGATTATCTCATATTATATATAGACCTTGTTTAGTTCAACATATAGACGGTGAGAGGATTATTAAAAGTATTAGACATTGGAAACATAGAACACCATATTTTATTGATGATTTAAAAGAATTAGGAATAGATTACGAAGATAAAAGAATAAAATTCGAGAGAGGAAAAATGAAATGAAAGAAATGAGAAATGAAATCGAATATAAAGGAAATAAATATAATTTAGTTTTTAACTTAAATGTAATGGAAGTAATACAAGATGAATACGGCACACTTGATAATTGGGGTGCTTTAACAGACGCAAGCAAAGGCGAGCCAAACGCAAAAGCAGTTGTTTTCGGTTTTACGGCTATGTTAAACGAGGGTATTGATATTGACAACGAGTTAAGAGAAAAAGACGAAAAAATCGAATTTTTAACACATAAACAAGTGGGGCGTATGCTTACAGAAATCGGATTAAGAGAAGCAACATTAAAAATGAATACAACAGTAATCGAAAGCACTAAATCCGACCAAAAAAACGAATAATCCACGACGAGGACGAAATAGATAATCCCGTTTTAGACTTATCGTGGTTTTACTTTATAGGCAAGTCTAAATTAGGCTTGTCTTTTAAAGAAACGGGTCGCTTGACACTTTATATGTTTAACAAACTTTATCAACATTATAAAGATAATTGGGATTTAGAAATGTTATTGTTTAAAAGTGGTAAAACATATGAGGAAATCAAAGAAAATCGAAATAAAAACGAATATTGGATTAAATAGGGGGTGAAATTATGGCAGGTTTTGGTGGTGCGGTCAAACTTACAGGTGAAAGTGAATATAGACAAGCATTAGCACAGATTACACAGAATTTAAGAGAAGTTTCATCACAAATGAATGTAGTTGCTTCTGCATACGATAAAAATGATAATTCTATTGAAGCATTGTCTAGTAAATCAACCGTATTGAATTCAAAATTAGAAGAACAAAATAATAAATTAAAAGTTTTACAATCTCAATATACCTCTATGAGCCAAAAGTATGAAGAAAATACTAATAAACATAATGCTCTAGTTCAAACTTATGACGAAGAAAAAGCCGAGTTAGAAAGAATTAAAACTACTTTAGGGGCAACATCTAAAGAATACCTAGCACAAGAAAAAGTTGTTGCAGAATTAGAAAAAGAAGTAAAAAAATCAACGGCTAATCAAAATGCAAATGCACAATCAATGTCTAATTTAAGAATTCAAATGAATAATGCAACAACAGATATTAATAAGACAGAGAATGAAATTAAGCAGTTATCAAAGGCTATGGAAGAAGCCGAAAAAGATACTGATGATTTAGGCGATAGTGTTGAGGACGCAGGAAAAAAGACCAAAGGTGCAAGTGACGGTTTTACCGTGTTTAAGGGTGTTTTATCTAATCTTGCAACAGATGTTATTAGAAGTGCAGTAAATGGATTAAAAGCATTAGGCGGTGCATTAATTAATGTTGGTAAGCAAGCAGTAGGTAATTATAAAGCATATCAACAATTAACGGGTGGTGTTGAAACCTTATTTGGTGATAGTGCGGACCAAGTTATGAAATATGCGGAAGTATCATATAAAACCGCAGGTATAAGTGCAAATCAATATATGGAACAAATAACATCATTTAGTGCTAGTTTAATTTCATCATTAGGCGGTGACACTAAAAAAGCAAGTGAAGTTGGTAATAGAGCCATTATTGATATGTCAGACAATGCCAATAAAATGGGAACATCTATGGAAATGATACAAAATGCTTATCAGGGTTTTGCAAAACAAAACTACACTATG